TTGTTCTTACCTAATGCTCCCTTGGGTCTAGCCATATTATGTAATCCTCTAGTTTTTTAATTCATACCCCATTGATTCAATTGATCATTTTTTAACCAATATTGCCCAATTATACCTTAAATGACAGTTATTAGCCCTTATATATGCTATTTAGTTCTATTAATCTAAGTTTAAATAAGCATTCAGTATTGACACAACGTCAAGTATATGTAGAATGGTTAGCACACAACAGAGAAACATTAACCAATAGAGAGAGTATAAGATTATGATTAAATTACACCCAGAAACAGCAGAGCTAATAGTGACCGCATTTGATGACTATGCTTTATGGTCTAATATGAGCAAAGACGAAAGCAACCAAAATCAAAGATATGCTACTTATAGGCAAGCAAAAGCCATTATGGTATTAGTAGACTTGGGTATGGATCACTGTCTCGAGTCATGGGCTAGGAAAGTACTATCAAATGATTTCTACACTAAAGCAGATTACACCGCTTAACTTACCTGATGATTCTACTGGGGAGTAGATGAAACGCCTTTGGGCGTAGTAAGACCCAATAATAAAACTAGGAGTAACAGAGATGACTATAGAAATAAACGGACTAGAGAGCTTTACATACTGCGAGACAATGGGCCTATCTGAATGTTTTAAGGCATTGGCTAAAATTCAGAATAAATGTGTAATGGATGGCGGCATAGGTTTCAATGCTAATAGCGGTTATGTATACATTGCATTAGAAGAAGGTATTACCATCGCCAGTATGCTTGGGAATGACGTTGAGTACATAGTGACCGATTATAACGACGGTGAGGAATTCTTTTTTGATACATACAAGGAAGCGGAAGCAAAACTTCAAGAGATGAATGAGGTGACAGCATGAAAACTAACGATCTTTACGAATATAGCGAATTCACGCACTGGCTTTCACAAATGCCTGATAACGTGGCTTGTAATTACCGCGAAGAAAACGTCGATCTACACGGTACGAGAGTTGAGATTATATTTTATATACCAGATGAGGAGGTGACACAATGAGAATCACTAACAGCAGAATAGCCGCAGAGAATAGAGCGGCTCGATACCTAGCACAAAAGCAATTTGAAAAAGAGCAAAAGAAAAACCGCGACATGGACAAATTCATGGCATTCGTATGTGGTCTAAGCGTATGCGTTATTATTCACTTTTTGGGGGCGTTGTAATGAATATAGCCCTTAAAGCCAGAGAACAAAAAGAACAATTGATTTTGTTTATTGGCGATTATGTACAGTTACACCAAAACTTTTATGGTGAAAATTCGCAGTGGCTTGAAATTGTAGATATTGAGCCATACGACATTTGTTTGCTATCTAATGGAATTAGAGTTTGTGCCTCAATTGAATACATTTCTAGCGCAAAATCAGCCATAGAATATAAGGGGGCGTTGTAATGTACGTTGAAACATGCCCCGACTGTTTAGGTGTTGGCACTATTACCCATCGCAAAATGTTAAGCGTTCACATGGAGACAGCGACTTGTAAAAAGTGTAAAGGCGAGAAAGTTGTACACCATAAAGTAAGCCCACAAAAGAGGGAGTATACTAAAAAGTACAACGCACAAAGGAGGGTAGTTATTCCGGTACGTTGGACACCACCCGAAAAGATACCAGAAGAGTATACATTCTAAATCCCTGCCATTTGCCCCAATTACTGGGGCTTTTTTATGCCTGTTACTTTCCTTGGTACTTCTTTCTGAGATAATTCATTGATATCGGCAATTCATCAAAGCCACCGTTACCGACTTCGTGTAGCATCCATATACCACGCCATGACCCATTGGTTTGATAATTCAAGTACTCTTCGTCATGTTGGTAGAAAATGCCAGAGAACAAGCCAGTCAAATTAACCCCATCGGCTC